AATACCAGTTCGATCGGGAGATGCAACAGTTCTTGGTGACACAGTCACGCAAACAACGCGTATTGTTGATGTTAATTCATTAAACAATGCCAATGATGGGTTCGATATAGGGCCCGCTGATCCACAGTATGGTTATTTGGCTCTTTTTGACAACATTAAGGCCTGGAAACCTTTTGTGAATCCTTATGAGACCTTTTTTGGCTTTTCATACGATGCAATCAAACTTCGTGTGACAATGTCTAATCCAAAAGGTATTATTGGAGGCGTACATGTAGGCGTACTTTTGTACGCTGACTGGTACGACGAAGATGTTGTAGGAACAATAGATGTGTGGAACTCAAATACGTGCTTTCAAGCAGCACTAGTTAACAGCACAGAATCACAACTCATGGTCTTGGGTGCCGCTCAAGACGTAACAATAACCATACCATGGACGTACAAATTTCCAATGTATCAAATGGCATGGTTGGCCAACCGTGGAGCAACGCAAGATGGTCGACCACCAGTCGGTTATCCAGTGTTTTGGTTCACGAATGTCTATTCTGCGTATGTGAGTTCAATCACGACGCCAGCTAAAATGCAAGTTTTCATGGAAATTGAAGGCCTGAAGTTTTATGGGCCAGGAGTTACCGAATACGAGGCCCAATCAGGGTCGGAAATATTGGCAGCAGCCGCAGTGGGTGCGGCACTTGATGCAGGCGTGAGCTACACAGAGGATTTCATCTCATCGATTACCGCATCACAGGATGCGACACCGGAAGAGGCGACAGGAAACTATGACACACCGTCAGCAGTGCAATTGTCGTATTTTGGTGACACGACCTCACGAATGGCTCCTTCTGTACGACCAATGTTTATTGGGTCATTGCCACGTGCGGATACATCATCACACACTATACCCCACACGTATTTGTCTAAACCGCAATACTTGAGAGTGTTTGGTAGTGACATCTCCGGGATCGATGTGCAAATCAATCCGGCATACTTTGGTTCAGGATACGAAGAAGCTCACTTCTTTCGATACTTTTCCATGGTCAATCAATACTGGCGTGGAACTAT